GCGACGACCACACAGCAAGCGCAGGGCAATTTCGGTTATCCTAAAAACTTCTTGACACCAGCCCTGCGCACATGCCAGACGCACATTCTTCTGACACCGAGCCTCGACAGGCGCAAGCCGCCCCCAAAAAATCCTCTCTGTTTGCTCGGCTATTGACTTGGCCTCGCCGTTTGATCCGGCGCGAACTGCGCAACCGCGACGATCTGAGGGACGTGTTGCAGCAGGCGCGGACGCGGCAGGTGCTCGATGCCCAATCCCACACGATGCTGCTCGGTGCCCTGAACGTGGCCAAGCAGACTGCGGCGGACATCATGGTGCCGCGCACGCGCATCGACATGCTGGACCTGGGCAAGCCGCTGACCGAATTGCTGCCCGTCATCATCGAAACCGGCCATTCGCGCTTTCCCGTGTTCGAAACCGACCGCGACAACATCATGGGCGTGCTGATGGCCAAGGACTTGCTGCTCTCCATCGCCAACCCCTCGATTGATCTGCGCCCGCTCATCCGCCCGGCGGTCTTCATCCCCGAAACCAAACGGCTGAACGATTTGCTGCACGAATTTCGCAGCAGCCGCAACCACATGGCCATCGTCATCGACGAGCACGGCGGCACGTCGGGGCTGATCACCATGGAAGACGTGCTCGAACAAATCGTGGGCGATATCGAGGATGAATTCGACGAGGACGCCGAGCAGACCATCTTCCAAACCAGCAGCCACAGCTGGCGTGCCATGGGCATGACCGAGATCGAAGACTTCAACACGACCTTTGGCACCAACCTTCCCAACGACGAGGTGGACACCGTGGGCGGCTGGCTGGCGGCCGAACTGGGCCACATTCCGCGACGCGGCGAACGCCGCAGATTGGAAGATCACGGCTTGACGATTACCGTCGTCGGCGCGGATGCCAAGCGCGCGCTGTGGCTGCACATCCAACGCGAAGACCCGCCAAGCACCCGCGACGATGCCGGTGACCAACGGGAATAACGTAACGGTGGCGCAGGGGCGGCAGCGCGTCCGCCTGTCTGGGTGGCACGAGGGTGTTGCGGCAGTCGCCCTGGGTGCCGTCCACGCGACCAGCTTTGCGCCGGATCCGCTCCCCGCATGGGCGCTGGCTTTCGTGCAGGTCTTCAGCATGGCAGCCCTGGCGATCCTGGTGTGGCGCAGTGCCCACGCGCGCCGCGCCGCCGCGTTGGGGTTCGCGTTTGGCCTGGGCACGTTCGCGACAGGTCTTTATTGGCTGCACACCAGCATCCACGTGCACGGCGGCGTGGCCTGGCTGCCCGCGGCGCTGGCGGTATGGTTGCTGGCGGCGTTTGAAGCGCTGTACACCGCCGCAGCCACGGCCTTGGCCTGGCGTTTGGGATGTTCCAAGCCCATCGCGCGGCAAGCGCGCGCGGCGGATCGAGGCGCAATGCCAAGTGCGCGGGGCCTGACCACGGCGCTGGCCTGGGCGAGCAGTTGGACGCTGCTCGAATGGCTGCGTGGCACCTTGTTCACCGGCTTTCCCTGGTTGAACGTGGCCTATGCTCATACCGACGGCGTGTTGGCCGGATGGGCCAGCATCGTCGGCGCATACGGTGTGGCATGGTTTGCGGCCTTCGTGGCGGCCACTTTGGCGCTACTGATCCGGGCGCAAGGAGATCGCGGGAATACCACGCACGCCAGCACGACGTACGGCGCGCATGCCAGCACGCCCGTGACGACACGGACGCGGTTGGACGCCTCGCATGGCACCGCGTCGCACTGGTCAGTGGTGTTGATCGCCAGCGTCAGCGCCGTGTGTGGCGCGCTGCTGCCCCGCATCGCCTGGGAAACAGATCACGGCCCAGCCCTGACGGTGCGGCTGGTGCAGGGCAATGTGCCGCAATCGGAAAAATTCGACCCCGTGCTGCTGCGCCAGCACCTGGACCACTACCGTGCGCTGGTGGCACTTGCCCCCAAAGACGGCGGCGCGCATCCCGACTTGATCGTTCTGCCCGAAACCGTCATCCCTGTGTTGCAAGACCGTCTGCCCGCGGAAGAATGGCGGCGTTGGCGTGAACTCGCACGTCTGTCTGAAGCGACGCTGCTGATCGGTGCGCCCGTACACACCGTGCGCGACGGGCGCAATGTTTATACCAACAGCGTCGTGGCGCTGGACGGCGCGACGGACCTGGACGCGCTCATCTACGGCAGAGCCGCGCGCTACGACAAATCGCACCTCGTGCCGTTTGGCGAATTCATCCCCACGGGCTTTCGCTGGTTCGTCGAAGCCATGACGATCCCGCTGGGCGACTTTGACCGCGGCGCGGCACGCCAACGTCTGTTCGCCATCGCGGGGCAGACCGTGGCACCCAATATCTGCTATGAAGACGTGTTTGGCGAGGACATCCTGCACGCGGTGCGCCCCAGCGCCGCCCATGGCGATGCGGGTGCCAGCGTACTGATCAATTTCAGCAATCTGGCCTGGTTTGGCGACTCCTGGGCGCTGCGCCAACATGTGCAAATGGCGCGCATGCGCAGCATGGAAACCCGCAGACCCATGCTGCGCGCCACCAATACGGGCATGACGGCTGCGATTTCCCCGCAGGGCGTGGTCTACGCAGCATTGCCCGCACAGCACGTTGGCGTACTGGACGTTCAGGTGCAGGGCGTGCGGGGGCTGACGCCTTACGTACGCTTCGGCAATGCACCGATCCTGGCGTGGCTGGCCATGACGCTGCTGATGCTGTGCGTGCGCGCGCGACGCAATGGCTGATGTACCAGGCACCACGCACCACGCGCTTTAGCGTGTGCCGCCGTCCGCGTTTGCCTCCTCGCCGTAGAACACGCAGCCGTCGCGCCGCGTACGCTTGGCCTGATACATGGCCATATCGGCGTGATGCAGCAATTCCTCGGGGCTGACACCATGCTCGGGATACATTGCCGCGCCGATGCTGCAAGACAAGTACACCGTGGTTTCCCCCAGCGCAAACGGCGCGGCCAAGGCCGTGTGCATGCTGGCGCAAATGCGCTCGACCACCGCCCTGTCGCTCAGTTCGCTCAGCACGACGACGAATTCATCGCCCCCTAAGCGCGCCACCATGTCCACTTCGCGCACGCAACCCGCCAAGCGTTTGGCCACCTGTTGCAACACCCGATCGCCGCTCTCGTGCCCGTAGGTATCGTTCACGTCCTTAAAGAGATTCAAGTCCAGAAACAACAAGGCCATGGACACCGCCTTGCGCTGTGCACGGCCAATTTCGTTGACCAAGTGATGGCGGAACATATGGCGATTGGGCAGTCCGCTCAATTCGTCGTAATTCGCTTGATGCCATAGCGTTTCCTCGGTCTGCTTGAGCAGACTGCCGATGCGCTCGACCGATTCATTAAAGGCCTGCGTGACCTCGTTCATTTCCGCCACCGGAGTCTGCGTCAGACGCACCTGATAATCTCCCGCAGCCAGTCTGCGCCAGCCTGACGCCAAAGCGCGCAGGGGCCGCACCAGCGTGTAGCGCATCCAGCCGTAGGCACCCAGCAATGCCAGCGCGTCAAACAGCAGCAAACCATACATCTGCCACAACATGCGCCGCTGCGACCGTATCCGTTCGCGCACCAGTGCACGCACCAGCGACCGGCAGGCTTCCCACATCCCCGCGGCGTCGTGCAGCAAAGCATCATGCCATTGCAGCAGCATCCGTGGCGTTTGGTGGTTCGCGCTGTGCGGCGTTTGCAGTACAGGCGTCAAACGCGCAAACAAGGCATCGCGCCAAGTGTGCACGTCCTGCAACAACGGCTGCAATGCCGAAGACAGCGGACGCACCCGCACGCCATCGACCTGCGCACCCTCGCGCAGCGCCGTCAGCATGGCATCCATTTTGCGCAGATTCTCGCGCACGTGCCGCTGGCTGCCCTCGCCCCCCAGCACGATGCTGCTGGCTTCCAACGCGACCTGCTGCCCCAGACTTCCAGCGATGTTGATCAGGCTGCGGGTGTCGCTTACGTCCTGTTGGTGCCACAGCATATTGCGCACCAACACGGCATTGACCACCGCCAACGCCAGCAGCACGCTGAAGAACAATGCGATCTTGCGATCCACCGGAAACGGAGACGGCTTTGCAGATACGTTGGATGCGTGTGGGGTAGAAAGGGGGGTCGCCATAGTCGCCTCACGGTTCAGCGCGGTGTGTCTGAAATCAGATGAACATATTACACACAGCGCCGATCCGGAAGTTTGACAACAAGCACCAAATCTGCCACAATTCCACGCTTCTATACGAAGCATGACGGCCTTGGGGGTATAGCTCAGCTGGGAGAGCGCTTGCATGGCATGCAAGAGGTCAGCGGTTCGATCCCGCTTACCTCCACCACCAGACTTCTTATGGAATCGCGCAGATCAGGACGCCCTGGTTCATGCTAGAATGCGCGACTTGCTGTCCCCTTCGTCTAGAGGCCTAGGACATCACCCTTTCACGGTGAGTACAGGGGTTCGAATCCCCTAGGGGACGCCAAAGGTTCAGTCAGTCAACCGCTGCGGAGCGGTAGTTCAGTTGGTTAGAATACCGGCCTGTCACGCCGGGGGTCGCGGGTTCGAGCCCCGTCCGCTCCGCCAAAAATTAATAGCAAAATCATCGGGTTAGCGAATCAGAAACGCTGACCCTTTTTGCTTTTTGGCCGTTCATATTCCAAATTTGGAATATGCGGGCCTGAAAAGACGCTAAAGGTATTCATTTTCCCGTGGTCTGCTGCCCTGTCTGGCAATCTGCCGCCAGTTGTGACACACCAACAGCCCATACAGCCCGCACAGAGCCGCCGTGAGGTGCGAGACATAGGCCCATCCATGAAGCGCCACTACCAAGGCGGCCCATATCGCTGCCAGGCCAATGATATTGACCGCCACCAAGGCGGGCACGACGCCGATCCATTGCATGAGCAGCGCATAGATGGCGTGTTCAAAATTCGTTGAGTTCATGCCTTGCCCCATTGAGTGCTGCTGGGCATGTGGGGGTGGGCTATCGCCCGCCCCATCAGATTCCACACTTCAGATTTCAGATCACAAAAGCGGGCCGGCCGCCGAGGTTCGCGAGACTGTTGCCCCGGACGTCGATCAAGCGCAGCGCGAACACGCCGCCGGTCGCCGCGACGCGCCAATGGCCGCCACGGAGCGCCAGCCGCTCGCCTTCGCCGTTGTGCCAAATACCGTCACGGCCCAAACCGGAATCGGCCACCGGAGGATACAGGCCGTACTGTTTGAGCACGGCCAGCGCGGCGGCGGCCACCGGCGTGCTGCCAGGGTTCGATACGCCTGCGAGGCTTGAACCGCTGGCGCGCACCAACGTATACGGCTCAGTGCCGGATTCGGCGATACGAACCGACCGGCTGGTAGTGGGTACGTAGTCGTCCCCGACAATCGAGCCGGTGAAGGTCGGTGTGATGAAATTACCATTCGCCCCGTCGATAGCCTTCCAGGCCGACGAGGTCGGGTCAAGGTCGGTAGCGTCCAGTGCTGCATTGTTGTTCGGAATCACCTGGAATTCTCCCGCGACGATGCGCAGTCCGGGCGTCCATTCCCAGATATTCCCGCACAGGTCAGAGATCCCGGCCGGCGTATTGTCGTGGCGCCAGCTTGCTGGCCCGGAGCCTGTCAGCGTGCGGCTGGTGCCGGTGGCATTGCCAGGCGTGCCGCCATCGACACGACGGGCGGTTTCCCATGTCGCATCGCTGGATAGGCCGTAGTTCGTGTTGCCGCGCGGCAAGAAGCCATTCTTCCAGCACCACAGGGCTACGCTGGCGAATTCGATATTGGACATCAAGTGCCAGCCCGGCCCGTTCGCGCGTGCTGCGTTCACGAACGCATCGTGGCTGCGGTTCACGGACGGATCGACGGCCGGCAGGCTCAACAGTTCGCCATTTTTTACGACGCCGGGGTAAGCACCGATGAAAATTTCGGTCTTCTCCACGCCACCGACATTGAACGCCGGATGCACGCCGGTGCCCAGGGCAGGATCAATGTCTTCCAGCATGAACTTGGGATGTACGTACATATACGACGGCTGGCCTGTTGCCGTGTACAGCACCGTGATTTTGCCGCCGCTGGCGGCCTCGACGCTGGCGCGCAAATCGTCTTTCGTGAAAATGGTGGGCATTTTGAAAATCTCCTGTTAGATGATGGGCCAGAGGGTGACAACGACGGCGTCGGGGTCGAGCGGCACGGGTTCGCGCACCTCGCTGGACTGTCCGGTTTCCCCGTTCTCGCCAGGCTCGTCCGGGATGGTGATGGTTTCGTATCGGCGGGCGGGAATCTCGATCTGCGCCAGATATGCCCCATCGCCGCCCTCGCCTGGTGTGCCGGCGTTGTTGCGCACCTCGATCATGGTGGCGACATCCCGCTGACGGGCTGCGCAATCGATGGAAATGCCTGCAACGGTGATGTTGGTGCCGGATATTGAGACATCAGCAATCGGCTGGCTGGGCTGCATGAGTGTGACTTGCATGTGAATGCTCCTTAGTTGTGAAGCCGGCTGGCCTTCCAGCGCAGCGTGACGGAATCGGCCGCGCTGGCAAGCAGCAGGGTGAAGCCGTTTGTGGCGCGGCTGGAAACGTGAATCGCGTCGCGGTTGCACGGCGCTCCGATGGCATCCAGCACATCGAATGCCAGCACGTAGTCGTTTCCGGCCAGCGTTTGCAAGGCGACCGACGTGGTGGCGGGACTGTCAAAAGCGTCCGGAAACAGCGTTTCAATGCGCCGGCGATCGGTCAGTGTCACGTTCGTCAGGTTCGGATCGGTGGCATCCGTGCTGCTAGGCGGCACTGTCAGGCTGTAGACCACAATGGCACCGTCGGGTACTGATGTGCCAATGGGCGTGACGGCCAGCCGCATCAGCTTGTTCGTGTCGAGAAACAGATAGGCGTAAACCGTCACCGAGCCGGAACCTGTGTTCGACGGGACGGATGCAGCGTTCACACTCGGAGCGACTGAATACTGACGCCCATTGGCGAAACACACGCCGGCGGCGATGCTTAGATTGCGAGCCGCCGTGGTGGATTTCGTCACCACGCACCCGGTCACAATGCCCCGGTTGGCAATCGTAACGATGCCTTCCTGCTGAGCCTGCTGTCGCAACGCCTTGACGCCGTAGTTGGCAAGTGCGGCCTGGTCGATGGCGAACTTCACTGCCGCTACTACATCGTTCAGGAATTCGGGCGTCAGTGACGCCTGGGTTTGCTCGATTTCCTGCAAACGCTGCGCCAGCGCGGTCTTGCCGCCGCGCGCGGTCTGCACTTCGTTGGCAAATTCTTTCAGGAAAACGTCATTGTTAATCAAGGCCTGGTAATTGGGGTTCCAGGTGTCGGGGTGCTTCGGGTCGGTGGTTTCCAGCTTTCGCAGGAACGCCTTGAAGGTCGAAATGCCGGTAAGGTTCGCCATGCTTGCTCCTAGTATTGGAAGGTCAGCTCGAAATCCATTTCCATTTCGGGCTCGAATTCCTTGGGGGTGATGACGCGACGGCCGACCAGGGTGCCGTCGCTTGTGAAAGCCGCAACGCCACGCAGCACGCGCGTCCCTACCTGGGTGCCCGTCAGGGTGGCAATGGCCGTTAGCGTCACATCGGATACACTTGTGTCAGCGGCGACGCGCGCGAATTCGCCCGGCAGCGTTGTGTCGATGGCTGGGTCGTAGGCGGCGCTGCCTGTGCCGAATGCCAAGTACGCGATGCGTGGCAGCGCACTGCCGTTTGCGGCAGCAAGAGCCACCTTCCGGCGGTATGTTTTCGTGGCGGGAATGGCGGTAGTACTCATAGCGGTTCCTGTGTGACGGTTGATCCTCGGCGGGTGCGCACAATGCCGCGAAACCAGATGTGATGTGGGCCGTCTATCTCGCCAAGATTGCTGGTGCCGTCCAGCGTGTCCTCGTGGTCGGCCAGTAGCGGGTAGCGCAGGTCGCCACCGTCGAGCAAGTCCAGGCCATCCAGGGTTTCGCCTGAAATCGTGTAGCGCCCGTCGAGGGTGTCGATGCTGTCGAGGGTTTCGGGCGGTTCAATGTAGGGGCCGCCCAGCGCCGTGCCGCACATGCGCGTGCGGCTGCGCGGGATATTGATGGAAAGCTGACCGCCGTCCAGGGGTTCGCCGGTGTATCGCTCGGGCAGCAAATTGCTGCTGCCGTCCAACGTTCCGTCGCCGTCCAGCGTGTCGAGCAGCGTTTCCCCACCGATCAAGTCGCAGCCGTCGAGCGTGTCGAACGTCGGCACCGTGATGCGGCGGCAATCACGCATGACAAAGCGACCGTGTTGAGCCAAATCACCCATGCGTATCGTGGCGTCGAATTCCAGCGCGACAAACAGCAGGATGACGGCCAGGTGCGACCGACGCGGTGCATACATTGCACACAGTTGCGCAAGTTGCCGCAACATCGCCGACGTGGTGATGCCGTCGGCTGCGTTCAGTCGCAGCGAGTATTGAGCCCAGTGTGTTGTGGCGAAGCGGAACATGCCGGATGGCGCGGAAAGGTCGCCATCGCCATTCAATACACCAATGCCGTCGAGTAGTTCACCGCCGGCGGCCAGCCACTCGGACATGAAATCACGGTGTTCGATGATTTTGCAGCCGGGATATCCATACGTTTCCAGGGCGCGCTGAATGGCCCATTTCGTGCCCTTCTTCTTGTGCAGAGCCAGCGACATGCGAATGGCCGCCCGCTTGCCTTGCACCGTCGGGATGTCGTCGAAACCATCTACGTGCATTTCCCACGCCAGCCACGGCAGCATGAATTCTGGGCATGTGTCGGGGTCTATCAAATCCGCAATAGGCACAGGCAAGTCGAGGCGGGCGGCGGCCTCGATGGCGCGTTCCATCACACTGGAATTCCACGGCAACAGGCTCATGACGCCACCCCGCCAAAGTTGACCGTCACGCCCGTGCAGCGGGCGGCTCGATTGTTGGCGACGATGATGTTGCCCGTGGGGCTGACGAGGTCAACGCGCATCACGCCGGGTTGATGCAGCGCGGCATGCAGTCCTGACACAGTAACGTCGTAGCCCAGCTTGAACTGTCCATCGACGTATTCCTGGCAGACGGTGGCCGCCGCCTGCATGGCGGTGGCTATGTCCGGGCCAGGCAGGAACACCAGCGTGGCCGACACTGCGTAGGTGATGATGCTGGCGGCCTCAACAACCACGTTGTCGTTCAACGGTCGCACATCATCGGCATTCAGCGCCGCACGCACTTGATCCAGCAGCGCGGCACCAGGCGCGCCGCCAGGATTGTTTGCCGACGGCAACGCCAGTACGGTCACACGCACATCTCCGGGCGCTGGGCTGTCCACATACACATCGGCTACCTGTGTCGATGCTGACAGGGCATGGAAAACATAGGACAGTGTCGGGCCGGCGGTGGAGTACCCCTCGGGCGAAATCTGCGCCCTTGCGCGCAGACGGGTATCGCTTTCACCGGGAAGGCGCTCCACGCCGATCAGAGCCACGCGATGATCCAGGTCTGTGCCTTCGGCATAAGCCAACATCGTGGCACGCGCTGCGCCGTTGATGCGGGCGCGCAGCAGCAATTCACGATAGGAAACAACCTGGCACAGCTTCGTGATGGGCTCGGATTCCAGAGCCAGCACATCGGCAAGTTCTGGTGCCAGAGCCAACACATCGGCCTTGATCGTTGCCAGGATCGTCTCGTAGTCCAGCGGCTCAATAACAGCAGGTGCCGGTAGCAAGGAAAGGTCTATGCTCACTTCGTCACCTCGACCGTCATCGACAAAGTGCCGCTTTCGCTACCAAACACATAATCGCCATACACCGTCAGTTCGATGCGACCCACAGTGACAGATTCGACGGATACCTTTTTCAGGGAAAAGCGAGGTTCCCAGATGCGCAGCGCGCCGGCGGTGGCCGCGTAAATGGCCGCGAGGATACGGCGGTTTATAGGGGCGTCCAGCAGGTCGAACAGGCCAGAACCGTACTGGCGACGCATGACGCGACTGCCCAGGGGGGTCGTCAGAATATCGCGTATGGACTGCTTGAGGTGCTCAAGCCCGCCAAGCGACTGGCCGGTGGTTGCGTTTGTTCCGCTCATGCCGGCCATATTGGTTCGGACAGCCGGCTAATTCCTGCGGCGGGGGTTTTGAACAGGTTGTGTCACTCGTCGCCTGTGTCTGCGCCCGACTCGTCGCGGTCGGCATCCTCGGCCGCAAAGTCATCGCGGCGCTGCGCTTCTACGCGCGTGGTCAGTCCGCCAGCGTCCAGCAAATGCTCGGCGCGCGTGACAATCCATTCTCCATCGGTGATGGTGTCAAACCCGGACAGCATCAGGGGCATTTCCGCGCATAGAGCCGGGCGGCCGTACAGGTTCAGAGACAGGCTGGTGCGGCCGCGCTGTAGCTGGCGTAGCTTTGCCTCGGCGGCGGCCAGGGCATCGCTTTCCGATTTATACGGATGCCGGAGGTACATCACAGGGTCGCCGCTGCCGGCATACACGTACTGCGTTTTCGCTGCGCGGCGGTTGCCCCAATGCGCGCCGACCCTCGCATAAAACTGCCGTTCGTGGATCGAAGTGCGCCAGCCATCGCCGCCCATGGTGTCGGTGGGCACGATGGGCATGGTTGGCAATGGCTGGCCGTCAGCCGTCATGCCGGCACCGCGCTCGACGAACAGCAAAAAGCCGCCAGCGGGCTTCATGACGCCGCCATATTGTTCGGCTAATCGCGTCAGAATGTTCAGGTCGGATTCATAGACCTGGTCGAGGTGGTCGATGGCAATGTCCGCAAACCTATCGGCAACCTTCGCCGTTAGGCCGTGTTCGCTGGCGACGGCGGCGACGATCTTGCCCAGCGTCGTCTTGTCCCAATTACGTTTCTTCCAGCTTTTCAGTGTGGCCTTCATGTCGGCCGCTTTGCCATGCAGCGATAGCGTACGCGGCACGCCCGTTGATTCCACCTCGTCGACGGTGTACTTGCCCAATTCGTAAAGCTGTTCGCCGGCGTAGCCCATCGCCACCATCAGTTCGGCACCTGTCTCGGGGATAGCGACAGCACCATCCCGATTATCCATTGCCAGGTCGAACTGGTCGGATGTGACGCCCGCTTCATCCGTGACGCGCAACGACAGCAGCCTGTCGGCGATCAAGGCGGTAATGTCGTCGCTGCCGCCATGTGTGATGCGAAATGCTGGCGTCATGGCATCACACCCACAGCCGAACGGTAGACGGCGGTGCCGCAGTGGTGGGCAAATCTGGCAGCGTCAGGGTCAGCCCGGCGGGCAGCTTTGCCGGCTGTTGCGCCACGCGAGGATTGGCGGCCAGGATGGCATGGGCCGCCTGTTCGGTGCCATACACGCGGTAGGCGATGGCGTCCAGCGTTTCGCCGGTGCGGGTCAGGTAGGTTTGCGCCATGCTATACCATCCATCCGTTGTCTATGCTGGGTTCGCCGCCAGCAGGTTCCAGTGGTTCTTCAATGTTCGCGGCAATCGCCGCAGCCGCCTGAGCCAGCGGCATGCCGCCGTCTTCGCCATAGGCCGCCAGAGCGATGCGGAAATCCACGCGGCGAGGCTGGCCGTGCGGGTCGAGTTCGTTATCTGTTTCCTCGATGCTCTCGACGACGTAGCGGCCATACACCGCGCCATAATGATCGACCAGTTCCTGGGGCTGGCCGGCGCTGGCGCGCGTGCGCAACGTGTTCAGCGCATCGGCTCCGCCGGTGTAATGCGGCAGCAAGTATCCATCCAGATCGATACGTTCGTCGCCGACGCCTACGAACTGGCGCGCCGGCGCGCGCAGCAGCCGATCCTGGCGCGCCCAGCGGTATTCATGCGTGCGTTTCAGGGTCTGGTGCGCAATTGTGCCCACCATGAACGCGAAGTCGCCCAGCACCAGCATGACCGAACCGGCGGGCGGCGGATCGCCACGATTCAGCGCCTGGAACAGGGCACCCAGCTTGCCCGTGGCCTTGTCTATCGCCTGGTTAACACGCCGTGCGCCTTCCTTCGCCAGCAGGACGATGGCATCGTTACCAACGGCACCAACCAAATCATCCAGCCGGCCGGACTTCAGAGCCGAGCCGGCGGCGGTGAATCCGTAGCGGTCGGCAATGCTGCCCAGGGTGCCAGCAGGCTGGTCGGAAAATTCCTGGGCCATCCTCACCAGGCTATTGCCCTTGAGGGTGTCGGTAGCTCGTTTGGCGATTCCGTTTACGTCGATGTCGAATCCGATCATGCCCAATCTCCCAGCCCGGCGCGCCGGGCGCTGCGATCAGCCTCGCGCACCATTTCGGCCACGCGGCGCGCCAGCGCTTCGCTGCTCTCACCCGCCTGTTGTGTGATGTTGATCACAATGTGTTGTTGTACGGTGGGGGCAAGCGGCGCGGCTTCATGCACCGCAGTTGCGGTGCGAGCCGGGCGGGTAGATGCGCTGTCAGGCAGAGACAAACGGGTCGTGTCCACCTCTGCGGTGACATCT